CTCCCTCCTGTGCCATAAACTGTGTCTTGGCGGAGTTCATACGGGCTTCGGCGAGGCGTTCGAGTTGCTCGTTCCAAGCCTCCAACTTCTGCCTTGTGCCACGCCGTATCTCGTTGAGTTCACGGGTAAGCCCCTGTTCTTGTCCGTCGATGATGAGGTTGTTAATCTCGTCGTTGGCGTTCTTGACATATTTTGACACCGCCTGTCGGTATTCATCAATGGCTCTCTGCGTTTCGAGGGCTGCTTTGGCGGGGTCAAAGGTGCTGCCGCTTCGTCCCCCTCCGCTGCCGCTTCGTCCCCCTCCGCTGCCGCTTCGTCCCCCTCCGCTGCCGCTTCGGGGTGATACGGAGGTCGGGTTTACGTGTCCGCCGATGTTGAAGTTTTGGCGGAGGTTTGTTGCTTCCGCCATTTTCTTTTTGTAAGCGTCCATCCATTTGTCGGCGTCGGCTTGCGCTTTGTTTATAGCGTCGGCTCGTTTTTCTGCGTCACCCTTGCCGCCCCAGTTCCAAAACTCATACCAACGGTCGTCATAGTCGCCCCTTGCGGCTTTTTCCTTTACCTCTTGCAGATTGATGAAAGCCTCGGTATATTTGTTGAGGATTGCCTGTGCTTCGGCTTCGGCAAGTAGCGCCTGACAGTATGCCTCGCCTTTTTCGATAAGGACTTTCTTCCATTGGTCGAGGCTGTCATAATAACCGAGAGCCTCGCCATACTTGGAGTTCAACTCCTTGACGAGTTCCTTTTCCTGTTTCTTTGAGCCGTTGAAATTATCAATGCGTGTCTTGTAATTCTCTATCTCGATTGAGGCTTTGGCATAGGCTTCGTTGCCTTTCGACATAATTTCCAAATTCTCCTCAAACTCCTTATCGGCTTTGCTCGTTGAATCAAACAGTTTCATCAACCAACCGACCAACTCACCCACAAGCACTATGAGCGCACCGATACCCGTTGAGACGATAGCCGCTTTCAAGCCTTTCATCGCTATGGAGGCTGCTTTTGTGGCGACTGTCTGTGCGACGGTAGCCGCCGTTGCTCCCTGTGTCGCCGCCTTGTTGCCGACCTGTGCGGCTGTCCCTGCGACGGTAGAGGTGTTGTTGGCAGTCTGCGCCGCCGTGTCAGCCATTGTCGCTGCTGCGTTACCTGCTGTCGCCGCCGTGTTGGTTTCGACGGCAGCGGTTTCCTCTGCCTGTGTGACGGCACTCTCGCCAAGAAGTTTGTTCCAAACCTTTTTCAGCGAGTTAAGCGTTACGAGGCTAAATGCGCTGTCCTTGTTGAGTGTCTGCTGTACCTGCTGCAAGCCCATAACGATAGCCATTATGGACTGCACTTTGAGCATTGCCTGTTGCAGTTTTTCGTTCTCTGCGCCGAACAGCCCCATTGCTCCCTGCGCAATAGCCGCCGCACCCGAAACGCCCTGTAAGCCCGAAATAATACCCTGTAAGCCCCTTTGGTCGTGAGCGAGTACAGCAGCCTGTGCCTGTGCGTCCGACCAAGCGTCCGTCAATCGTCCCGCCTCCTCCTGTAAGGCTTGGTAGGCGGCTGTGCCACGCTGCCCCGACGCTTCCATTTCGACGAGTTCCATTTTGATTTCACGGAGGCGTTGGCGGAGGCTGACATGCTTCTCTGCTGATTCCTCCGCTGCGGCGGCTTCCGCTTTCAAACGCTGTTCCTCTTTTGCGAGTTCGTCGGCGGTCTCGGCGGCTGCTTTGTTCACCTGCTTGCGAACCTTGATAACCTCCTTTATCGCCCTTGCCTGTTCCTGCATGGCACGGGCTGATTTGTCGTCTCCTTTCTGAAACGCCTTTCCCTGCTCCTTGGCAAGACGGGCGTACTCCTTTTCGAGTTCGCGAATGGCGGCTTTATTGGTATCAACGACACGGTCTATCTCGGCAAAGGCAGCGTCTATGCTGTCAAGCGTCGTGGCGGCGTTTGACACGATGTCGATATTGATTGTCGGGATATTCGACATAAGGTCACGGACGGCTGCACTCTGCCGTTCCGCCTCCTCATCAATACCGTGCAAGATTTGACTTGCCTCGGCTGCGTCCTGTTCGAGTTGGGAATTGTCGAGACCTATGCCGTAGTATGATTTTCCGTTATCGTTCTCCATTTGTCAGTCGTTAATCAAATTCGTCAAAAATCTTTTTTACTCTCGCCCTGTTTCGCGGGTCGTCCGCCTTGATAATCTCCTGTTCCTTACCGCCTTTGCCCTTTCGCTTACTGTTGTAACTCGGAATGACTGCCCCGTACATAATCATATTGACATAGGACATATCATACAGGACATAATCGGGCGGGAGGCAATAGGCTTTGGCGACACCCGCCACTACTGCCCAGATGCTGTCGTTTCGTCCACCACTTTCGTCGGGCGAAGTAGATTTATCTCGATTAGGAAAGTGGTAAGCCCGAAAAAATCGCCAAGGTTGAAGTCACGCAACAGGTCGAAAATGAGTTTATGGAGGGCTGTGTTGTCGAGTTCGTCGAGCAACCATTTGGATAGTTCCGCCTTGCGGTCTATCGTTTCCGTGACCGTCTTTGAGAACAGCCCGAAAAAGCGTTTTTTGCGCCTTGTAACGGTTTCCGTCAACCCCTTTGAGCCAAGTATAAGTATGGCGACAACATCGCCCATAACACGGCAATTTTTCGCCACGAAAAGCACCTCCTCGACGATGTGTTTCTTATCGAGTTGTACCTGTGGCAAAAGCGAAATAGCCTCCGAAGCGAGTATCAGCGTTGCGACGCTCGGCGGGGCTACTGTGAATGTTCGGTCGGCAATTACGACCTCTCTCGGTTTCTGCAGGACGGCTTCGCCGACCCTTTGTTCTATTGTCTTTGTTGCCATAGTGCTAAACAGTAAAAAATGATTTGTGGCGGGAGGCGGATTTGAACCGCCGACCTCTGCGTTATGAGCGCAGCGAGCTACCATGCTGCTCTATCCCGCTATGGGTGGAGCAGGGCGGGTTTGGCGAGTTGCCCTGCTCCGAGAAGAAAAGAAAGAACGCCGTTTTAGGCGGGGATCTGCGTCACGGTGATTTGGCTTGACTTGCCGTCTGCCGTAATCGTCACAACTGCGGTACGCACGCTGCCCGTATTGTTGGCGGTCACCTTGACGGTGGCTGTCTTGCCGCTTGTTGTCACGGTAGCCCAACTTTCGGAGGATTCGGCGGTAACATTACCTGTCGAGGTTGCTGTTACGACCTTTCCTGTGCTATCGGCGGCGTTGCCGAAATAGAGGTCGCCTTTGTCAACGGTCAGTCCGTTGACTGTGTAAGGCTTCACGGTCTTACCTGTTGCGGGTTTCAAGCAGCGTCCAACATAGTGGAGCAGCTTACCGTCTGCGGTGCTGTACGATTCCTCGACACGGAGGGTACAGCGGTCAATCTGTGCGCCCTCGCAGGTATCGTCCTCGGGAATGATACGGAAAGCGTGTTCGCCCGTGATGATACCGTCGTTATCGTCGAACGGACGGGAAACGCCTTTCTTGACGAACAGGTCGAACTCGAACTGATAGGTATTCTTACCAGTGCGAGCGTCCACGACATCGCCGCCCTCCTCTGTGGCGGTCACCTCGTTACCCGCAGTAGGGGTAATCTTTGTGGTGTCCTCCTTCGGGGTGTCAATGTCAGTCCACGATGCACCAGCAGCGGGTGCGCCGTTCACGCTTGTTGCGTGCTTGATGAGGCATTTGCCCCAAGATAGAATTGCCATAATTTTTCGTATTTAATTGTTATTACTCTGATTGTCTTTGCATTACAGGCTGTACGAGAACAGTGCCGCCGTCCTCGGTTTCGAGCAACGGTGCGTAGCCGTTGTCTTCATCCGTGTCCGTTGCGTCTATTGCCGCAGCCTGTGGGATAGTGATAGGGGCGTTATCATCGCCGAAATAATCGTAGGCGAGTTTCACGACGACGAAGTGCTGATTTATCTCGGCTTCCTCCTCCGTATAGATTGTCTGCATCAGTCGGAAACGGTAGCACGAAATTTCGGCAGTGAGGCTATCGACCCAAGCCTGTGCGAGGCGTTCCACTTCCGCCGTGCGCTCGCCGTCCTCAACGAGTACGCCGTTGTCATAGGGGTCGATGTCGGGTACGAAGATGTTTACCGTTACCACTCCCGTTTGTATTTGGTCGGGCAGTCCCGCTGTGAATATCACAACAGCGTCCTCCAAACGGCTGTCACGGGGGCGATAACCACGCCGATAGACATCACCTGAAATCATCGTATAAAGGGTGCTGTCTTTTAGGAGTTGGTAGATATCTCCCTGTACCTGTTTGCCTGTCTTTGCCATTGTTCCTGCGTTTTACTTGAATCCGAGTTTCTGCAACATCTGCGGTACGAGTTTGTCCGCCAATAGTTCCGAACTGTCGAGGACATCATAGCCCTTTGCCGACACATAGGAGGCGTAATTCATACCCGCCACGACTATAAGGACAATTCCCTGCGGGAAGTCGTTTATCAGTTTCATAGCGTACTCCTTGCCGCCTTTTGCGCCCTCCGAACCGTCCTTTACGACCTCAAAGGAACTCATCTGTACGATTTCCCCGTCAACGGCAACGACATAGCCGATACTGCTGCGGAGATTTCCCGTTTGGTCTTTATAAGAGTTTGTGGAACGAGCTGCATTCAACACCTGTTCGCCAATGGCACAGAGGTTATAGACGAGAGCCTGTTTAATGGCTTCGACCCGACCTGCTATGTAGCGGTCAATCTCTGCGGGCGGTGTCAGTCGTTTAATGGGCATTGTTCCTGTTATTTTCTCCGAAATCGCCGTATGTGGGCTTTTCTGTTCGCAAACGTGTAAGTTATTGAATTGGAATTTTCAAGCCGCCACACGGCGTTTTACGGGGTCAAATCAAAATCCTAATTTCGCAAACGGCTTCCAACGGCTCAACCTGTATAATAGAGAACTCCCCGACAACCTTTCCCGTGCGGTCTTTCAACCGCAGTTGCTCGGTGTCGCCGAGCGGCTGTTCCTCAATAAACACGACATACTCTGCCGTCTTGAAGTGTTCGCCGCCGACCCTGCCGAGGTTGCTGTACTTGTTAGCCGAGTACTGACAGGGTATCGGGTCGCCCCAACTGACAGTGGCGGGCTTGGATGGGTAGCCCGTAGTAGGGTTTATACCTCCACCGCTCGTCTTCTGTTTCAGTTCGATTGTGCCGTTTTCGATAATCATAGCCTTGAACCTTTGTAACCGTAAATGGGTTTCGTCGCTGCCGATTCCTCGCCCAATTCATCATACAGGGCTTGTGCCTGGTTGCGGAACTGTTGCCGCTGCTCGTCCGTGAACGAGTACGACTGCCCGCCCTGTGTAATGTTCGGAGCAAGGGACAGCCACAGGAGGAGGTCAGCATGGGCGAGCCGATAGCCACGCCCCGACATAACCTCTTTCGTGGCATTGTCGGAAAGCGACAGCCCCCGCTGCTCCGCTGTTTCAACGAGCGTGCGGAGCGGAACGGGGTATGCGCTTACTCCTTTGAGGGCTTCGAGAACTGTTTCCATAGCCTTAAAATCAGCGTTTAACAGTTGTTACGCCCAATCCTGTCCGTCGGTGCGTACATACAGGTTGCGATATGCAGTGTCAAACACAGGCACAGCGTCAGCCTGTCCGATAGTAACCTCACTCAAAGGCTCGACAGTTCCGTATTTCTTTACGATAGTGTGCGAACGTTCCGCACGGAGGATAAGTTCGTTATTCTCCTGCAGGATGTCGTACTGGGTCGTGCCAAGACGCTCGCTCTCTGCGAGAACGAGGCGACGGTTTGCAAACGGGTTGCCAGAAGTCGAGGTGCCGTCTGCAAACTCACGGGTGATGGTCTGGTCGATAACTCGGAGCTGAATACCGTTGAGCCAAGCCTGTTTTGCAAGCATAGCATTCACGGCGGCGAGGTCGGGTGTCTGACTGATACCGACGGCGTTAGCGAGGTATGATGCACAAGCCTTGATGATCTGCTCGGCGGAGCAGATGTGGTACAGTTCCTCCAAGTTGATGAACGCAAACTTTGGATTGAGGTTGTTGTCCTTTGCGTGTTTCACGAGGGCTGCGAGGTCGCCGATAATATCAGCGTTAGCAGCATTTGCCCAGTCGGTCGAGGACTTTTTCTTCTGAAAATCGTCAACGTCGTAGTCCAAGTCAAACTCGTTGGCGTAGGTCGCATTGTTGGTCGTGCTGAAAGCGAGTTTGCCCGCTCCCGAAGCCAACGCCCAAGCGATATACTCCAACTCGGACTGTACGCCTGTGAAGCAGAAGTCCACATCTTCGCCCCAATACTGAACGAGGCGGGTTGCGTCCTCGTCCTGTGCGAAAGCGAGTTCGGTCTGATACTCCTTGATTTCCGAGCGTGTCATTTCACGGGAAATGCTGATGAAAGGAATATCGCCTTTTGCGCTCTCGAAGATAGGACGACGCTTGCGGACGATAGTGCCGTTATCCGTGTGGAGGTCGGCGGCAACATTGCGCTTGGCAAGTTGGTTGCCGAGGGTGCGCCAAATGAAGCCGTTTACCTTTTTCACGGGGAAGTGCGTTCCAAAGAGGAAAGGCTTTGCGTCAACAGTATTCAGACGCGCCTGTACCATCTGCTGGGTAAGCCCTTGAATAAGGGTGTTAGTGATTGTAGCCATAGTCTTTTATGCGTGTCTGTTGTTAATAATTGATGATACCTTTAAGGGCGGAGGCAATAGCGGTCGGGAGCGGGTTACCCTTGGTAACGCCGATTACCCAAGCGTCCACGTCGAGGTTCTGTCCCTTTGCGACGGGCTTGCCTGTGCCTGTAAGAGAGAGAGGAGCATACTTCAATGCAGAACCGCTTGCTCCTGCGGCTGCTGCCTGCATAAGCTGGTCGCCGATAGAGGCGGCTGCTCCGAGAGTAGTCCCAACGGTTATCACATCGTAACCGCTGTTTGAATTGTCGATTGCGGTAATGGCATAAGCCTTGGCGTTGGTCACCAACATTACCACATCGCCGACAATGAAAGGATGTCCCTTTGCGACCTTATAGGTGGTGTCACTGTTGGTAGCGTCAGCCGTGAGGGTTGCTCGCTTTACCACATGGCAGACACCGCTAACAGGAGCGGACAGGACAGTTCCCTCGGGCAGATAGTCGCAACCGAGTTCGGTAACATTAACCGAAACGCCGCCGCGAATGTCTGCAATCTTGTGCATAAAGACACGGGGTGTGCGGGTGTCCTTACGCCTTTTAACTGTCATACTCATTGCGATAAATGTTTAATTTGTTAGACATTAGAACGGCTGACCGTCTTTGTCGGCTTTGCCCTCGCGAACTGCGATTGCCGCCTCCTGTTCCTTGGTCAATGCGTCCCCTTGATTTCCGCCGCCGTTGTGTGCGGCAGGTCTGCCGAATACAGCCCCTTTGGAGTTGATGTCTGCAACAAGCCCGTCCACCTCGGTTGTCACCTCGCCAAGGAGTGTCGTAAACTGCTCCTCTGTCAGCGTATCAACGGAGATACGCTCATAAGGCTTGCGGAGATTGTCGGGCAACTTGGAGATAATCGTCGAAAGTTGCTGCTTGCGGGTTGCGGTTGTACGTTCGCCCTTCATCTTGTTTACTTCCTCTGTCAACTGCTTGTTGCTGTTAATCAGAGCCTGTGCCCAAGCGGGAACGGCTTCTGCACCCCCTGCGGGTTGTGTGGTTGTTTGAACGGTTGCGTCACCATTTGCAGGTGCGCCCCCGTCGGGAGAAACGGGCTTGCCGTCTTTCAAGCCGTATTTACTTTCGTAATTGGTGACGGCTGTCTGTTGGGCTTCCGTTGCACGGCTGTCGCCGTAACTTTCGATAACCTCGATGAGTTCCTGTGTAACCCCCGCAACAGCGGTTGCCACCTGCTCATCAGTTGTAACAGTCTTGGCGAGTTTCTCGGCAATCCTGTTAAGGACATTGGCGTTGACCCCCTGGAATTTGGCTTTCAACGCCTCGAAAATTTTCTGTTTCATACTTGTATGGATTAAATAAACTGTTCGGTAAATCGCCACAAAGGTAGTCATTTTCTTTGAAACCGATTACAATATAATCAGAAAAATTTTCGTTTTTCGGCACAAATTATTTGATTTGTGCATTGTTTTGGCAAATCGGAGGGTATTTTAACGGCATTCCCTTAATAAGAGTTAAAAATCAAATAAAATAACCTGTTCAGTTAAAAATTTTCCCGTAAAGATTTGTTTGAATGAAAATACTTCACTTACTTTGCATCGTGATTATGATACAATCACTTTTAACAACCGAAAAATGACAGCAATTATGGCGCAGCAGACATTAAACTACTCAACGAGCTACCTCAACAGGAACTACCTCTTTAAGGTGGCAGGTGATAACGGCGACGGCGTGAAGTTGAACAAACTCGTCGGGGTGAGCGGACTTGTAAGCCTTATCGGTGTTGAACTCGTAAACAAGTTCGTGGCTCGGGCAGAGCGTGACGGGCAGGACGCTTGTTACTGCCGCCTCCGCCGAGGTCTGAAAGTTACGCTGTACCTGCATTGATAACCTCAAAAACAGATAAAACAATGGCACAGGCAATTATCGAGGGCGCATACCTTATGGGATTTGAGCCGAGCAAGGACAACCTCTCCGCCGAGCAACTGCTTGAGGAGGCACAAGAATATCTCTTTTTAAGTTTAACCAAATAAACAGTTTTCAATTATGCAAACATCAGGAGTTACCCTGCAACAGGGATTGAACGAAGTTGTAATGAACAAAGTTCAGATAATGATTGACGGCAAAGCCGTCGGAGTACAGGCAACTATGGAGCGTCTTATCAACGAGGGTAAGATAGCACAGGACTACATCGCCCCCATAGGTGTGAACCTCAAAGTGAACGACCACAGCCCCGTGATAACCTTTGACGGGGGCGGCGACCACCTCGCTATGAACATGCCCGACGGCGTGTTCTCGCTCCACGACAACGCCATAGGACAGTTGGCGGAGCGTATGGGAGTGCCGAAGCGATACCTCAAAGACCTTGCGTCGGGCGAGCCTTGGGCAAGGTTGCTCGCCGCAACGGTTCTCAACGAACACAGCGGTTGGACGCAGCGTAGCCGTGTCCTTGTCCGCACCGTCGGAACACAGGTTCGAGGTGTGTTGAGCGACAGTTACCGCCGCTTGAACAGCGTTGAAATATTGACCGCCTTTGTACAGGAGGCGGCGGGGCAGGGGGCTGTCATCAGCGACGCATATATGAACGACACAAAGGTTTGGGCGGAAACGATACTGCCGCAGCCGATAGTCGTGCCGACCGCCAACAACGGCGATGTGGTTATCTTCGCAGGGGCAAGGTTCAGCACATCGGACTACGGCGACGGTGCCGTTGATATGCGGGCTTTCCTTTTGAACGGGGCTTGCTTGAACGGCATGGTGCGTGAGAGCGTGATGAAGCAGGTACACCTTGGCTCGAAACTGCCCGACAACCTCGCCATTTCACAGCGCACCTACGAACTCGACACCGCAACGACCGTTTCAGCCGTCCGTGACTTGACAAAGGGGCTTTTCAGCCGTGAGACGCTCGAACGCAAAGCCTACGAGATACAGGGGGCGAGCGAGATTGAGGTGGACGCAGAGCGTGAGATTAAGAAACTCACGAAAGAGGGCGGACTGATGAAGTCGGAGGGACAGGAGGTTGAACGCCTGTTGATGAAGAACGACCCCGAGGACGGCGTACAGGGTGCAATGACACTTTGGAAACTGACACAGGCTATCACAGCCCACGCCCGTGAACTCTCACCCGAGCGCAGCCGTGAACTTCACGAAATCAGCGGAGCATTGATGAACCGTGTTAAGTTACCCGCATAACAGAACGACAGCCCGCCTTGCGCCCCTAAAGGTGTGAGGCGGGCGTTTATCGTCGATAACGGTGTTATAACTTTGTTAAGCGGTGTTATACGGTGTTATAACAAATTATAACAAAAGAAAGTAAAAGAAAAGAAATAAAAAGAAAGTAAACTAAAGTAGTATTGTTATTGATATAACAATAGATAACTATGCTAACGCATAGTCGTGGACTGCTCCAAAGGTTTAACAGGATTTCGCCTGTATGTCAAAGGGGCGTAAAACAGAAAAAGTATGGCAAAAAAGACATTCAAAATCAGAGCCAAGTTCGTCTTCGGCGGACAGGTCAAAGTACAGGCGCACAGCCGACAGGAGGCGGAGGCGACCGTTGAAAGCAAGTTAGCCGCCCTGCTCGGCAAGGTGTTCGCCGACAGTGAGGACATCGTGGATTGGGAGTTCGGAACACACTCCGACACGGTTATCAACCGCAAGGAACAGAAACAGGAGGAGGGCGTGTTATGAGCGAGGAGCAAATCTTTCGGGTGGCTTTCCGTGAGCCGCCCATTGAGGGCGACAGCCGCACGGAGTTCTTCTTCCACAGCCTGTCGGCGATTTACGAGGTGTTCACGGCGGAACAGGTCGGGTGCAAGGTGTCCCGCCTGTGGAACATCGGAGTCTCAAACGGAACGCCCTACGACGGTCGCCTGTGTACGGTAACCAAAGAGCCTATCAGTCGGAAAAAGCGCACAAAAGCCCCAAAAACGCCGCAAGCGGACGGGGATAATAACTTACACGATTGCGAAAAGTGACGCCGAAATACGACGAATTGCGATAAAATAACTAACTTTGCAAACGCAAATGAAAGATTATCAAGACATAGCGAAACAGTATGCGACAAAGCACGGCTGCGACATTGTGCAGCCCTCCGCAGATCGTAACGGGTACAGGTACTTCCACCTTGACTTCACAGGTCGCCCCCGTTACACGGGACACCCGCATATCATCAAAATAAGCCCCGCTGGGAAAGTCCAACGGGTGCTTAATGTTGATGAAATCTATTGGGCGTACAACCACCGCACTATAACCAACGGGCAATCCGTCTGAAAACATCGGGTCGCAGGAGGAGTTTATCGACCTTCAGCACCTCGAAATACTCAACATCACGGGCGGCGTATTCTTCGAGTTTGAGGAATGCGCCGTCTTGTGCGTCGTAGAAGTAAATGCGCCCGTCGGGTAGGCGTTCCGCTGTTATGACGTGTCCTCTGTTCTCGGATATATTTATGCCGATGTGGTAACGCCCCGCTGCCCGTGTCTGTGCTTCCACCTTGCCGAGCAAAGCGTCAAATGAAGCAGCCCGAAGCGGTGTCGGCGTTGGTGTCTTACCTGTTTTCGGGTGTTGCCAAATAGCCTCGAAGTGTTCGCCGAGTTCGTAGGTTGCGCTGCCCCGTGTGCCGTCGTAACCGAGCGCAGTTACATTCAGTCCACGCAGCCGAGCCTCGTGTACGGCGACAGCCGCTTGACAGTTGGAGGCGAACTCGTCGCCCTTGCCCCAAGAGGCGTTGGCTCGTCCCTCGTCGGCTTCGAGAAACGGCATAGGCTTGGGCGGTGTCTCGAAGCCGAAGTCCTGTGCGATAGTCGCTGTGTTCTGCGTCACCTCCTCCGTAAGCGTCGGGGCGGGCATATCCTCGTAAGCCTTGAATGCCGCCCTTGTCGCCGTCCGTCCGAGTTTCGTCCCTGTGACAGCTCCGACAGCACCATAATGCGGCTGTACGCCCGAATACTTGGGATTGTCGGCGAGGAAATAAGGAACGCTCGTTGTGCGTTGCAGACGCTCGTCGTTCTCTGTGAGCCAGTCCTTGAAAGCCTGTGGAACATCACGGACACGGTTCACGCTCTCCCCGTCGGGCTTCTCGCCGTTGAGTATGCGCTGCGTATCACGGTCGATTTCTTCCTGTGTTTTCAGTATCGAGGTGGCGTAACATCGGCAATGAGGATGCCACCCCGTGAACTTGAAATCCTTTGGGTACTTACCCGCCAAGCGGTCGCAGATGTCCTTGAATGGCTTGCCGTTGAGTGTGTGGTTGTTTGATAGGTGTATCTCTATGCCGACAACGAAGTCCATTTGCTGCCAACGCAGGTGGTCGGAGGTTCGGTAGGCGATGTTTGTTTCCGTTGCAGCGAGCCGTCGGGCATTTTTGTACGAGGAACGGTACACGCCCTGCCCTGGGTGGTATGCCCTTGCACGCTTCGATAGTTGTAACTGTCCGTGTTCATCACGGACACGGCGGAACAGGCGGTCGGGCTGTCGGAGGTACTGCCGTATATCACGGCTTAACTCGTCGGCGGAGCGTCCGCTGCGTATGCCGACATCAAGCCCCATTTCGAGTTCCTCCTTGAACTGCGCCGTGAGGTTCCACACCCGTTGCGACAGGTTCAGCCCGCCGACACGCCGTTGTGCAAAGGCTTGCCTTGCTGCGTCGTTCGTGCTGTAATAACGGCGGTACTGTGCTTGTGTCAGCCGCCCCACGTTGCGCCCGAAGACACGGTTTGCGAGTTCGCTGTTTTTGTTGTTGGCGAGCGTCCATTCAGCGTCTATACCATTCAGCACGACCGCCTCCATTCGCGATTTCAGCCCCGACATCAGCGTTTCAATGCGTTTGCGGGTAATTGGGTAATCGTCGAAAGAAAACAGCGTGTCGGGCTTTATAGCCCCCACAGTGCCGCTTATAGCGATAGCCTCACGGATAGCCGCTTGATAGATAGCGTCCATTTGCAGCTCGTAAACCTTGATATTGCGCTTGTGCCGCAGGTCATATTTGTTTTGCTTCTTCGCCATTGTCCTGTCGCAGTTTGAAATGTTCACATTGCGGGTCGGAGAGGAATATACAGAACTTTCCACCCTGTTGTTTGTGGGGGCAGCGGCAAAGTATCAAATGCCCGTCAAGTGCCTTGCTGTGCCAATCGTAACTGTTGGCGCAATCCCGACACTTGTATTGTGGGGCTTCCTTTACCTGCCGACGGTTGGGGTATCTCGCAGCCATAGTTGCTTACTCTGTTGGGTTAAACACATCGCCTACACCCTGCTGTGCGATTTCTTCGAGTGTCTTATCCACATCGTCGCTGTGTCCGAACTCCTCAATACTCTCTCGCTGCGACATAATAGGTTCGCCGCCATTGGCTGTCATAAGCATATCGACCGTTTCCTTTGTGTCCGTGATAGAGAATGGCGTTATCTTGGTTTCCACTTTCAGTGCATCGATTTCCTTGTGGTAACGCTCGGGCAGGGCGGTTTTGAGGAACGCCTTTACTACATTTATTTCACGGTCGAAGCCCTCCAAGAGCCGTCCGCTCTCATCGTTGACTTTCATCTGAGCGTCAATGAAGAGTTGCTTGCGGCTTTCGCCCGACAATGCCTGTTGCGACATCTTCTCATACGACCAGTCGGGAAGTTGCAACTGCGTGAAGAACATCTGCCGCAACTCGTTGACATAGAATTTGAGGTTTTCAATCGCCTGTTGCCATGTGACATACTGTGCTGTACTGCCTTTCGGGTACTGCATAACAGCCTTAAACTCTTTGTCTTCTCGCTTTTCATCGCCGAACTGAATAACCTCGTCAGCAAGCACGACGAAGATAGGTTTGGAGTTCTTGCGGAGGTAGTTGCCGTTGCGTGACAACGCCCACTCAATCTCGTACACGGTTTTTGATGTGTCCTCCCATATTGGGGTCGGTCGGAAAATGTAAATGGCGGGTATCTTTCCGACAGTGATTTCTTCATTTTCAATCTCCGTCCATTCGCCGTTCTCGTTGCTATACTTGACATGGCGTGTTGCTGTGTATGCGTCTAAATACTGTACGTTTTTCTTGCCAACCTTGCGCGAGTAGCCGACGGACATAGCAATCATATCGCCGTACTCGTCCAACAGTGGGTAGAGGTCGTCGCCGAGCATAGGCGAGAAGTTGCGGCAGCGGAACTTTAATTTACTGTCGAATCCATACAGGTTGTTTTCGTTCTCAACCGCATACCATAGTGTCATTACCTCGCAGCCCGCAAACAGCATATTCAGTCGCTCCACATTCACGCTGTTTATGCGGTTGCGGTCAAAGATGGTTTCAATGTACGACGCAATCTCCTTTTGCGTGTCATTTTCTGGGCGATATACTCGCTTGATAGGTATGCCGCAGCACAGTTCCGTCATGCGCTTTGTGGCGAGGCGTTGCAGGTCGCAGGTTACACGGGTGACATACTCCACGCCGTCGTCCGACACGATGTCGGGGTATTTCTGTTTGTTCATCACTGGGTGCTTCGTGGGGTCGAACTGCTGCACCAAACCATAACGCCCGCCCCACACTGGGACGATAATCGTCTTTTCTTTGAGGGCTGACACCTTTTGCGCCGCCGTCATTTCCGTTGAGAGTAGGATTTTTTCGATTGTCATACTGCTTTGATTTATAGATTTGTTATACAATTTTAGCAATGCGGTTTAGGTCTATCGCCTGTCGTGTTGAACGGACGGGATAGAATGTGTTGGCGAGTGCGTCGAATTTGTCGGGGGAGCGTCCGAGCCTTTTCTTTATGTCCTCCTTTGGCTCGATTATAATCTTGCCGTCGGAGCGGAACGACCACCGTATCTCCGTCGCTTCTTCCAACAGTTGTTGGTCGGGCGGCAACATCGCCCCTGTGTCATTCTTCGGGTTTAGCCAATCACGGACGCACCAAAACAGGTATGCCCGCATATTGACGAACTTATATTGTCCCGTCGTGTCTGACAGGTCGCGCTCGAATTGCTTTGCGCCCTCGCTGTATTTGCAACTGATGATAAACTTGCGGTCGTCTATCTCTATGCATCGGCTGTAAACGCCCGCTCCCTCGCCGATAGTGTCAATGCTTACAATCATTCTCGGCTGCTTCCTCCGCCGTGCGACTATCTCCCCAGCCACCGCCATGTGGTCTGCCTGTCCGCCACTGTTGCGTGATGTCAATGCGGCGACCCAACGCCCCTTGCGCTCACAGTAACAGGTGCTGTCACGACCCATTCCCGCCACATCGACACCGAGCAGACGCAGATCATCGCCGACAGGTTCTTGCCCCTGTGCTTGTCGCCACCGTTCCTGTGCGGCTTCAATCCACTGTTGGGGTATGAGTACATCATCAGCGACTTTCGGGAACTTGCCGAGTACTTTCTTTCGGAACAGGTCTTCGGGACGATACCACTTGCCCTCAAACTCGAAGTCGTCGAGTTCCTCCGTTCGTTCCTCGGGGCTTATTGGCGAACACCATTGCTCTATCTTATCAACGACCCAACCGTAATCGACCTGTCCTGGTATTACGAGGCGTTTCTGCAGTACATTCGGGGCGGTAAGGCTGTTAAGGCGGAACCTCGCCCAACGGTCGCCACGCTGACTGCGGGCGGCATAGCCTACGGGGGTGTTGGGATTGAAAACTAGGAGTATGCGGCTGTCGCCTTGCAGGTTACCCTCAATGGCGGCAAAGGTGTCGTCGCCTATACCCGAAGCCTCCGTGATGATGAACATCGTGTGGACGGCGTGAAAGCCCGACCACGCCTCGTGGTTATGCTCGTCCGCCTTGAAACCTGTCAAGAACCACTCCTCGTTATCCGTGCGGATGTCGTAGGCGTTCAATCTGCCTGGCAGCACAACGCCCCGCTGCTTGGCACGGTTATACAGGCGGGCAACTTCGGGAATCATAATGTTTTTTACCTGTCGGTCTGTGGGTGCTGTAAGGGCTACCTTTGTGTTTTCGACGAGTTCCCTGTGCGTGTTCCAACGGGGTGTTAGATAGAGGAACGACACGGCGGCACAGGCAGCGACGAAATCCTTACCTCGGGCAGTTCCCGACGCAACGCTTGTGCGGGGATTGAACTGCACGGAGGCGAGTATCTCCTGCTGCTCACGGTCGAGGGTAACGCCAAGTGCGTCACGGACAAATCTGTTCCAATCTGCCCGCCAACTATTCAACAGGGCAACGCCCCTCTGCCGTATGATATAGTCGTTCTTTGCCATTATCCGTTCTTTGCTCAAAATTCGCCGTATGTGGCGTCTTCGCCGTTGAAAGGTAAAACCGTCCGCCCGACGAAAGAAAAGCCCGCATTCGGGCTGAAACGGGGCTAAACGCCCGCCTCCTGTGCAGCTTCGTCTATCATTCCGCTTTCCATAAGGAATGCGGCAAAGGACATTCCGCCTTGCAGGTCTTTCTTCTCGGGGGCGTACAGTCCGAGCAGCTTGCGGCGTTCCGCCAACTGCTGCCGTATCTCAGCGATATAGGCGGGGTTGCCCAAGCCGACGACGTTCTGTGTCTTTTCTTCGACACTGAATGTTCGTATATTGCCGTCGCCTGTGTTGTTGCCGCCCTCGCTGTTGTTGCGCTGTGGTGCGCCCTTGCGCTTGCGCTGTGTCTTGATATAGTCCTCTTTCGACTTTTCCCACTGCTCCCACAACTCCCGCACGGTGTCGTCTATACGGGTGAGTTCGAGTTGCAGGGCTTCGTCCATATCCTCCAAGCGGCTTTCCCGCCACTCGTTCAACAGGGTATGAATATCACGCTGCACCGTCGAAACGGAGTAGGTGGCAAGGTCGAGTCGGCGCATAACCTCCGCCCGTATGCTCCGCACGCTGTAACCCCGTTTATAGAGTTGCGACACGATTTCGAGGCGGGCTTCCTTTTCTTGATTGCGCCGTTTCTGTTGCTGTTTACTCATAATCTCTCTATCTTGTTAAACATCGCCCGTACAACGCCGTTTAACGGGGCTTCCTCGTTATATTCCGTCGCAGGGTCGCTATCATCGTACTGTGGTGTGAAAAGGACATCGGGGAACGCCATTTTGAGGCACACGACACCCTCGCCGCTGCCCGTCGGTATGATGTACTCCGTGCCTGTGTCAAAGGACAGTTCCGCCCGCAGACGCTCGGCAATCTCACGCATAAGGTCTGTCGGCAGGTGTCCGCTTGTTGCGTCGAAAGCCTGTGGAAAACGCTGTCGGATTTCCTCCATAGTGAACCATCGGTTTGCCGTGAGGTCGCCCTGCGGGGAAATGTCTATCAGCGGCACACCCGCCTCACGGAGGAAGCGGCTTGCGTTGCCACAGGAAAAGCACACGGCGTAAGATATTCCGTTACGCTTCATATACGCCCGTACAACCTCCGCCCGTATGCGTTTCTCTGTCTTGTATATGTCAATCTTCTGTCGCTTCATCGGCTGAAAACTCCTTGTCGAAGAATTGGCTGTCCTCCTCGTTGAACTCAATTCGTGGGTACTTTTTCTTGATGTCCTTGATGTTGCCCTTATAGAAGACGAGGATATTTTGGTGCATCTTCGCCACCTTGCGGCTATCCATATAACGGCTCGCACGGAGGGCTGTGCTTGCGCCCGTTTCGACCATTATAATCTCGTTGTAATAGGTCAGCCCGAGCCGCATAAACATCGAGATATTATCGCCCACGAAGTTGCGGTAAGCACCCGTCTGTTTGTTGCGTATCTCGCCGATTTTCACGACGAGGAATGCGCCGTCGGCAAGCATATCGACGCACTGGCGGAAGATGTTTTCATACTGCGCCATAAACTCCTCGTATGTGCCGAGTGCCGACATATCCTCCTTGCTGTAAACTTCGAGGTCATAGTAAGGGGGCGAAGTGAAGCACAGGTCGAAGCCCCTGTCCGTGATGATTTGGGCGATGTTGTTGCTGTCGCCGCAGTGATACAGAACATTGGGATAGTCCTTGCAGGCTTCCGAGTTGAGCTGCACTTGGTCGGGGCGTATCTCGCAGCCCCTGTATTTCAGTCCAAGCACGCCCGCAACTATGCCCTTTGTCTGTTCGCCGCCGAACGGGTCGAGTATGCTGCCGTCGGGCGGACAGAACCAACGCATAACAATCTCCGCCAACACGGGGTCAAACAGCGATGTCCCCTGTGCGAGAACTTTGTTTGCCTCCCGTTCCTTGACATCATCGGGGACGTACTTGTCGAGGTATTCACGGAACGATATACCGAGTTCCTCACGGTGTTTGCGGGTGCGTTGATAGAGGTCTTTGTATTTGATTTCGGGCGACTGTATCAGCGTGTCCTCACGGCTTCCGCCAATATCGACGCTCGTTACCTTGCTGCGCCACATCTTCTTGCGGGCTTGCCAATAGCCTTTGCGGGTGTCGAGGACGGAGAATGGAGGAACGATAAAGCGGTCGTTCAAAGAGGCGTTGGCGGGGGTGTCTTTACCCTTTCCGTCGCCCTCCTGTGAGCCGTCCGTGTCCTGCCACACGTCCAAGCCCCAACTGTCGAGGTCGGCTGCGTCCCATTCGTTGGCGAGAGCGTCCATATCCCAATCGCCGTAACCGACATTGTCCTTGATGATGAACTCCCTGCGCTCGTCCTCTGACAGTTCGGAAGCCTTGATAATCGGTGCGGTCGGCGATGTCTTCCACTCGCCCCAATAAGCGACGAGCCGCTGCCTTTCGGCTTCGGTCTTTTTCTGATAGTCGCGCAACCCTGCGAGGCGTTGTGCAAGTTCCTCGACCTCCATACCCTCAATGGCGACAAGCGCACGGTAGCGCATATTGCCGCCCAAGGCGACGAGCGTATCATCAACCACTATCGGGCGGAGTTCAAGCATTTTCGGAAGTACGAGTATGCTGTTTATCAGTTTGTCGAACTTCTCGTCTGTAATCTTTCGGGGGTTAGCCCCGTTTACTTGTATCTGCGACAGTTTTACGATTTCTGTTTTCATAGCGTTGTTACTCCCATACTTTATCTTGTTGGTACTCCCCGAACAGCCCCCAACGGCACATAGACGCATAAATGGGGGTGTCGAGCTTATAATCACGGCGCAACTGAACGGGATCGAGGTCTATCACGCCCTCGGCGATGATGTTGCCCGCCCTGTCCTCGACGCACATATCAACCTCCTTTTTGCCGATACAACAGGCGAGACGGACAAAGGTGTCGCACTCATATTGTATGGCGTAGTTCTTGGCGAGGCGGCGGGCGACGAGGTTCAGCGTGAGGTCAGCCTTGCTTGCGTCTTTCGTCCAAGGAGAGCCGCCACCTATGCGGCAGTTGCCCCCGTAGAAGTCCACGGCGAGTTTTCGCCCTGTCGTTCCGCAGTCGGCTATGCTGCTGTGCGCCACATAACGCCCCGTGCCGTTGATGATAAGGGCATAGTCGCCCTTTACCTGTCGGCGGACGAAGCGTTCGACAGTCTGTGTGTCCTGTGTCGGTAACAACGGTATAGCAACGATAATCTTTGTTATAACATCGTTATCCGTTACGACCTGTGTCTTGATGTCAAGCCCACCAAGACCGCTTTCAAAAAGAGCCTTGCAGAGCCGCTTGGCTATGGTGTGGTCGTGCGGCATTCCGCAGTATTGGGGGAGGTAGTGGCAGCAGCCGAAGAATATGCCTTGGTCGCCCCAGCCTGTCAGCCCCTGTGCGATGTCGGGCGACTGTTGGCTGATGAGCGAGCGCACGGTCAGTCCCTCGCCGCAAATGGTGTTCTCCTTACCCCAAATGTCTTGGTACGCCTGTGTGTAACCTATCTCGCAGACGGCACGGCGGACGAACGCCGCTATTTCGTCGGGGCTGAATTGACACTTGGACGACACCTCGCCGCCGAGCGTGACGCTGCTGTTCTTTATCTGTACCTCCACCGCATATCGGGTGTCGGGGTCTCGCTCGATGTAGCGGTCAAGCAGGTATTGGCTGATGTAGTCCGCTATTTTGTCGGGGTGTCCGAGCGACACATACTCTGAAAATCTTATCATACGTTGGTTTCTTTTTGTGAATGAATGTGGTTTTTTCGCCACAAAGTTACTCAAAATGATTGTAATATAATCACATTTCGGGCAAATTAAAGCCGTTTTGGGGCGTTTCTGTGCCGTTTATCGCCGTTTTAAGGAGGTTTATCGTGGCTGTACGGTACAATTCCGTCGGCGTTGTGCGAAATACCCGCCACCCCATAAGTGTCGCAGTATTGTATTTCTCTATGTCGCCGAGGAAGCCTTGCGGTCGTGTATGCCGACCCGCCGTCCATACGCCGCCCTCTACTTCGAGGGCTATCTTGTGGGCGGGTATCGCATAGTCAAATCGCCACTTCCTTGTCGGGTGGAACTGATACTCCTTGACGCACTCCACGCCCAAGTCCGTCTTGCATATCACGGTGAAAACGTCCCTTATTTTGCTCGTATTCGCCGCACAACGGCTTTTCTTTTGTTTCCTTATAACTTGCCTATCCATTGTCGGAAAAACGCTTGTACGGGCTGAAATCGCCTTGGACTGCGCAAGCGGGGCAAGCCTTGACACTTGCTCCGCCCGCAATACAGGGTGCGCCCGCTGTGGGTTCTACATCAGAACGGCAGATCGTCGTCGTCCGCTGCGAAAGCGTCCTGCCCGATTGTGCCGTTCACCTGCATTGTCGCCTGTTGAGCCTCGATAGCGTGCAAGCCGCCCAAGATAGGCACGGCGTTACGCTCCTCCTCTGTCATAGCCTCCCGCTGCTCCTTGGGTATATCAACCTTGATGCAGTGGGTGTCGCTATACTTCGGCTCTCGCATCTCTATGGCTGTCATACTGAGGTAACAGCCCTTTTCGCCGAGAAACACGCCGTCGCAATCATCGACGGGGATAATGAGGCACCGCTTCGTGGCGGTCTTGCCCGCAAGGTTACGCATGAAAGCCCCTTTGAGTTTCAAGAGGTCAATCTTCATTCCGAAATTTGTTGCCATACTGTTTACGATTAAATTTACGATTATTGTTCTTCTTATTTGTGTTCGGGGGTGTCGCCGCCCCCTGTATTGTTCTCTGTTTCACTTTCGTTTTCTTCGTATGCAAGTCGTATATTCCGCAGTTCGCCCGTGTTGGGATGTCTGTCAAAGTGTACGGCACGGAGGCGGAAGCCGTGATGTTCCAACTGTGCGTTAAGTATGCCGAGGAACCCCCGCACCTCGTCGGGAGTGACATTCCGCTTGTTGTCGAATTTAATTGTGGGGTTCTGTCGTGCGAGATTAACAGCCAACAGAGCGTCCTCCTTGCTGATGTACTCGGCTTGGTCGAAACCGCTGACAACTGCGAGTTCGATGTATTCTTCTGCTGTCATTCCTGTACCTCCTTACCTGTGTTGTTTTCGTCCTGTACGGGTGTCAGTTGTTCGGGCTTGGCAGGGTGCCAATATGCGTCGTGGTCGAAATAGACACGCCCGCCCCAAGATGTCGGCTGTGGGGGTGAAACCGAGTACTTCGTGCGGTCCGAATGTTACGCCGTATTCATTCGTGAACATAACCATTTGCCCTTTGCGCAAGTTGCTGTCGGGCAGGGTGTCAAGCACGTTTACATTGTTGCGCTGCACCCATTGTTGGAAATCCTGTTTGTGTGACCTTGCCATAGTCTTAATATCTGAATTTGGTAAAGTGAATAATCGCCATAGGTTTCGACAGGTCGTAGTCCTTGAACCAATCTTCCCAATCCTCAAAGGACAGCCCGTCGTTGCTCGCCAACTCATATTTCCGCTGATAGACTATCCCGATACGGGGCAGACCGAGTTTATTGCTGACAAATTCGAGTTTCTGTATGCCGACACCGTCTTCGGCTGTCAGCCGTGCTATTTCCACCTGCTTGCTGCGGTACGGTTTCCCCGTCCACTGTCGGACGGACAGCGCAGCCTTGCCCTCCTGTATGTCCTTTATGCGCTTTTCCCACAGTGGGTAATTTGCCCGTATCGTGTGCCGCTTGCGAAAGCCAGTGAAGCATTCGCCCATGCACATTGCGGGGATACGCTCTTTGCACCGTGCGCAGGTGCGCCCTGTTATCATTGCGGCTCTGAAATCGGTCGGCTGTCCTGCTCGCCTGTGTGTGGCGGGGAAGAACTCCGACAGGGTGATTACATAGGTTTTTATCTTCTCCATTGTTATATCGTTGTTATAGTTTGTTATCAATTTGTTAGAACAGGCAGTCCTCCTCCGTTGCGGGTGGGAGGTCGTCGAAGTCAAAGACGGCGGCTTCCTCCGCTTCCCTTGCCCGTCGGCGTTCCTCTGCCTGTAAATGGTTTTCGTTGTCCCATGTCGGCTCTGTGCCGTTTGTGTACGGGGTGTAACGCCCGTTATTGAGGTTGTACTTGAATAGAGCCGTTCCGCACTCTCCAAGGTGTCTGAATTTTACTTTTTGGATATGCACCTCGACCGTATTCTCCGTGCGGTTGCGGTGTACGACAATGCCGAAGTCGGCTTTATTAAAGAAGTTCGCCGAGCCGCTGATGTCGTACAGCGTCGGGGCTTCTATTACCCCGTCTTTGTTGCGGGGCTGTTTCGTGGGGTGCGCCATTAAGATAATCAGCAGATCGTTGCGCTGTGCGAAGTTTGTCAGTTTGTCGAGAAGCTCGCTGATGTACTGTGTTTCGCTCCGTCCGCCCTGTTCACTTTCCAAGCGGTTGTACGGGTCTATTACGAGGGCTTTAATGCCACGCCGACGGACGAGGTATTTCGCCTTTTCCAAGATGTTATCCACACGGTAACTGTCCGTCGGGCTGATAAAGTAGAAGTTCTGTTCGAGGTGTTCCTTTACCTGTTTGTACTCACCGAATGTCAGCGACTGTCGGTTGAACCTCTTGCCCGTGAACTTCTCTATCAGTTTCGAGGCGTGATAGGCGAGTGGGGCGTTTTCGGGGCTGAAATAGGCGAACCGCCACCCGTAACGCATATTCAGACGCTCGGCTATCTCGTCGATGAACTCCGACTTGCCGCTGCCTGGTATGCCCGTCACGATACACAGACGTTTCGTTTCAAAGGAACACAGGCGGTCGAAGTTGTCGTGTCCTATCGTTACGCCCTTCTGCCACCCGTTCTCAAACAGAGCGTCGAGGGACTGTTCAAAATCGCTTACCGTGAACACGCCCTCCACCTTGATTTCGGGTGCGGCGGCGATACACGCCAACAGGCTGTCCCGCCCGTACTTCATCAAGTGTTCGTTAGCGTCCTTGCAGCCATCGCCGTACTCCAACACCCGACAGCGTTCAACGCCGAAGCGTCGCAGCAGTTCATCACGCAGCACAACGCCCTTTGTGTCGGTGTCGGAGGCGATGTAGATTATTTCCTTATCCTCGAAATACTCCTCGATATAGTCGTCGAGGTAGTCGAGGTTGGCGTTTGCCCCGTTCGGGACGCTGATAACATCGTGCCGCCCGCATTCGTAGAACGATAGAGCGTCCATTTCGCCCTCCGTTATGATACACTCCTTTTGCCCCTTGATTGCGTCGATGTTGTACGGCAGCAGTTCCGCCCCGCTTACGAGTTTGAAGCACTTGTCGCCTGTGCGGAATTTTGTGTTTACGAGTTCGCCGTTATGGAAGTAGTTAAATTGCACGGTGTTCGCCTGTCCGTTCTTCTGCGGCATCCACTCGCTGCCCTCCGTCACTTTCAGCGCAAGCAGCGTCGCCTCGCTGATACCTCGCCCTGCGAACCACGCCTTTGCCCTGTCGGACATCGGCAGCGTCGGGCGGGGCTGCGGTTTTTTGTAAACGGGCTTTTGCCGCTTTATGGGGGCGTAATTGTGCCAAGGGCGGTCGTCCCTCTCCCACGCCTCCTTTTCCGCCGCACAGCCGCTGAAACCGCAGTAGTGGCAGTGAAACTCACCCGTCGCAAGGTTTATCGACAGGCTCTTGTCCCGCTTATCCCTGCGCTCGTTGTGGCACTGCGGGCAAAACACTTTCTTGTTACCCGACCGTGCGCCGTAGGGGGCTTGTATGCCGTATTTTTCCCAATTCAACTTCATAGTAAAATCCAACTGTTTGTTGCCTTATCCCAACTGTGCCGCTCCGAGGGACGGGCGGGGGCTGTCGGCGGTATCGTAGCCTTGCCCGAACCGTATGTGCGTCGCCCTGTATGCGGCTCTATGTACTCTCCAATGCCGAGCGTTACGCCCGACTGTGTGCGCTGTTGTTGCTGTGCGCCCCGTGTGCTGCGGTCGTTGTCGTAGTTGCCCTCAATGACCTTTACCCAATTCTTGCCGTTCTCAAATAGCCAGTCAAAGGTCGCCGTCCAACCCGATTTATTTCCGCCTCGGAGGAAGTCGGAAGCCATGACACGCTCGAACAGTTCCCGCACACGTGCGAGCCATTCGCCGCTGTCCTTGCCGAACTCGTCGAGGCGGCACTTTATCTTCTGTCGCCTGTTGTCGTTGAGAGCCTTGACACGGGGCAGCGAGCCGCCGCAGATGTCATTCCACAGGGCGACCACTTCATCATAGGGGTATGGCGCAGAAGATGATTTACTTTCTTTTTCTTTCTTCTCCTTTCCTTTGGTTTCCTTTGATTTACTTTCATTTCCTTTGCTATCGGGTGTTATAACGGTGTTATCAACTTGTAACGGTTTGTTATTGACGTTACCTCCCCAACGAGCCGCCATTCCGAGTTTGCCCGCCCGTGAACGCTTCTCACGCAAAGCCACGACATCAGCGAGGCGGCGTTTATGCGCTTCGCTGAATAGATAGCACCTGTCCTCCGTGAGTTGCAGCAGTTCAAGCGTACAGCAGTAATCCACTATCTCCCGCAATTCCTCGACCTTTATTTCAAAGTCGGCGGCAAGGAGTTCTTGGTTCAACGCCCGATAATCGACCTCGAAGCGGTCGGCATCCGTCAGCGTTTCGAGTATGTAACACCACACGGCATAGCCTGTATGCCCGTAACGGCGGCGGAGGGCTTTAACCTTTACGTCGTTGCGCATATCTGCGTCGTGGCTGAAATACTCTGCGTTATTTTTTGTCGGTCTTGCCATATAAGCCATGTTATAATATTTTGTTCTTACATTGTCGCTACTATTGATTGTCGCAGTTTATCGTTACGGGCGTTCCACTCGAATGTCCGTATCATCCACTGCCTGTAATTGAGGGGTATGTCCGCTATACGCTCCCCCTTGTATTTCCCGAAAGGCATTATCTCTATCGGGGCGTATTTGCCCTTATCGACGAGGGCGGTGTCTTCACGGGTGTACTTTCCTATATCGTGTATGGGTATGCCCGACAGGAGGCGACCGCCCGTGCCGAACATTCGCCACATCTTGCCCTGCTCAAAAACGATGTCCTCGACACGCCCGAAGCGTGAAACATTGCCGCCGAGGTCACAGACGAGGCAGTCCCGTTTGTCGGGGTCTATGCGTGTGCCACGCCCGATAATCTGATAATACAGGGCTATGGAAGCCGTGCTTATACCAAGCACAATGCAGTCAATGCCCGTGTAATCGAAACCCGTTGTCAGTACTCGGACATTGAAAATAACTCGGATCTGCCCCGCACGGAAACGGGCTATGATGTCCGCCCGCTCCTGTTTCGGCATTTCGCCGTAAACAACCGCCGAATCGGGGTAACGGGCTGACAGGTCGATAGCGTCCTGTACCGACGGTACAAAAGCCAAGATGTGCCGCCTTTCGGGGTGTGCGTCGAGAGCGTCCACGACGGACTGTGTGCCGCCGTTTGCGTCGTATGCCTGTTGCACGCTCTCCTCCGTGTACTCTGACTTGCTGCTGTTGAATACCAACAGACTGTCATCGAAGCCCGAAGCCTCATACAACAGGGGCGACCAATAGCCGAGTTCGACCATTTCCTGTACTTGCCCGACATGGATTATGTCCTTATAAAAATTACCTTTCTTTGAGCGGCTTGTAAGCATAACGAGCTTTGAGAATGTTTGTCCGTCCCTGTCACGGTTCGTCTGCAGTTTGACGGGTGTCGCCGTTATGCCGAGGACATGGGTAATGCCGCTGTCCTGTAAGAAGCGTCCGAGCATACTGTCCGCCTCTCGGGGGTATAGGTGGGCTTCGTCGATGAGCATTTTTGTGAAGCCCAATTGCTTGAATTTAGCCCCAAGTGCCTTTATCGAGCCTATGGTGGCGTATGTCACCTGTGCTATCTCCTTGCGCCCGAAACTCGCGCTGTAAATGCCCGCATTGGCGAAGCCGTCGCACAGGTTGAGATACTTTGTGTAGTTCTGTTCGAGCAGTTCCTTTGACGGCTGCAGAACTATCAGCCTGTCGTCGGTGTGCTTGGCGACAAATGCCGTGAGTATGCTCTTGCCCCAAGCCGTCGGCAAAACAACGAGCGACGGACGGGGCTTCGGCTCTTGAAAGAACCTTATCGCCTTATCTATCGGCTCTGTCTGATTCTGTCTTAATGTTATCATCTGTCGCTGTTCGTTTGGTTCTTATAAGAAAGCCTCGAACACAGGGCTAACCACGCAATAACAGCAGCGTTGGAGAGCCTTTCGGCTTCTCCGCCCATATTCGAGGCTTGTATTTTTCTCGTTATTTTTCATCTGTCACTTTCGGTTGTGCAAATTTACGGCGATTATATTATAATCACTTTCTTTTGCCAAGATTTTTTAACTGAACAGGCAAATCAGAGGCAGCAAACGGCTGTTTCGCTTTCAGCCTCGAAGCGAGGTTACGGGCAAGCCGCTTTGTGTTATATGTCCGTGTGTCTTTCCCTTGCAGGGTTTCACACAGTAGGTCAATATAACGGAGGATGTCATCCCTCTGTCTGTTCGATATGATAATCATACGTGGTTTGCCTGTTCGGGTTATTATTTCAATAGGAAACGCCGTGCGCCCTGTGTCGTTACCGTGAACTCTTTCGCAAGGTCGGGGTGTGCAGCCGTGAAAGCCTTTGCGTCGAATTTACTGCTCGGTTTCGGGGCTTTCCAAGTTGCTATCGTCTGACCGTCATAACTGATTGCCTCTGCGTCGCCAAAGCCAAGTTTCAGTTTATCCTCCAACTCCGTCTTGCGTTCTTCGAGGGCGGCGATTTCATCTTTAAGCCCTTTGAGGCTCTTATATGCGGCAAACAGTTCGTCGCTCACTTCGACAATCTTACCGTCCGTGTGGCGGTTGTACTTAATCAGAATATCTTTCACATTGGCGGCAGTTGGCTCTTGTTTCCCCTGTATGTTGTCAATCCAAAAACGCTCTACCTCCTCCGTAAGCCAGCCGAAGAAATCAGGTACAAATGACAGGTTCTTATAACCGAACTCGCGACCGCTGCACAGCCAAGCGAGGCTTCCCTGTTCAAGTTCCGCAACTCCGAGTTGGTACTGTACCTGGCAGAACCAGTGCTTTGGGATGTCGTCGGGGTCGATTGACATCTGCGTGGTCTTGCATTCGAGTATGCCCTTGTTGGCATTGTTGTGCGGCATTCCCGCAAGCCAATAGGTGCGGTCGGGGCTTACACGCATATACGGTCTTTGGTCGTTCACTATCAGCCAATCACCCGCTGAAGCCTTGATGATGTCCTGTCCCGTGCTGTCGTGCCAAAACAGCGCAACAGCGTCTTCGAGATAGTGTCCCGCTTTCATCGCAAAGGTCTCGTCCTTGGCAGGGTCAAGCCCCACCTTGCGTCTCCACAACTGATAAGGCGTTTCCCACGGGTTTAGCCCGACGATTGTCGCAACCTCGCTGCTCCCGATACCTGCCTCACGGTGTTTGAGCCATTCGGCTCTGTCTTTCGGTCTTATAATTGTATTGCTCATTTTCTTGATAGTTATTTATTCGTAAAATCGTTTGTACGGCGTTGAAAGGGGAGCGACGGTGTGTCGCTCCCCACAACAGGTTATCAGCGGCGACGCAGCTTGAAATCAGCCCATAGGCGGATAAACTGTGTTCCGCAGTAGTCGCTTAACGCTTCGCTCTTTAAGCAAAGGCGAGAGCCGAAGTACGTAGCCGCATTCGAGGGGGCGTCAGACGAGCACGCAAAGGCGAAGCCCGCATATTCTGTAACATAGTCGCCTGTTGGTATCAGAGCCTTGCGACGCTTCCACTCATCGTCCTTTTCGGACAGTTCCTCCTCCGTCCACAGGTAGTGCCAAGGATACCAACGCCACTCGTCCTCTGTGAACTTTGGCTCCCAACCCTCGTTGAGTGCCTGGCAGATGATGTCGAGTTTGAGGTAAGCTTGCAGGTGGGCGGGAGCGCCGCCGTACTGTTCCTCAAACTGTTCGGGGTCGATACCTACGGCGGCGCAAGCGTCGTTAAAGGTCTTAATGCGCTCCGTTACGGGGCGGTTGTCAGCCGCTGTAACGGCTTCAAAGTCGATGTCGGGGAACATTGCCCGCAGTGCGTTCTTAACGCTGTTGTCGCCCTCTTTATAAGCGTTTACGACGTTTTCTTTCTTTACTTCCATAGTGCTTTACTTTTTTGTAGTTGATGATTCGTTTTCTGTGACTTCGCCTGTTTCGGGGTCAACACCCGCAGGGGCGGCGTCGCCCGTTGCCTTGGCTATTGCGGCTGCGGCTTTCGCCTGTGCCGTTGCCGTCTTCTTCTCGCCCGCTGCCTGTTTTTTTGCTTCAATGGCGGGGCGGACAAAAGTTTCCTGTACCGTTGTCGTACCCTCTTTGATGGCGTTGGCTGTGGCACGGAGTTCAAATACTGCCAGTTTGTCGATTTCCTCCAGTTTCTTGATGCCGAGGTAGTCAAACAGTTGCTGCTGCGTAACGCCCAACTTGCCGAAGTACTGTATGATGTTCTGTCGGCTTGTTTCGAGGTCTATGCTCTGCCCGAGGGCTACCTGCTTAACCTCGTTGATGATACGCTTTGTTACCGCCTTGGGGATAACCGTTAATACGGCGTTGCGGAAAGCGATAGAGGCGGCGGCGTTGCCCGTGACGACCTGCATATCCTGTGAGTAGGTATAGCCTTTCTTCGTCATAATACTGCGCTTCACTTCCTTGCTCACGGCAAAGTTGGTTTCGAGGTCATGGCAGATTGCCTGTGCCGTTATCATACGACCGTCGTTGCCGATGATACGGGTCTGCACACGGAGGTTACCCCAAGCCCCTGCGATGATTTCCGCCATACGGACGGACAGCCCTTCAATCACGGTGTCCTGCCCGTTAGCGTCCTTGCGTCGGAGGACATAGAAACAGTCCTCGGCGGTCTCTTTGTCCATCGTGGCGTAAGTCGCAATCTTATTCAGAACTGCGTTCAAGTCACGGGGGTACTGTTTTGCGGTGGCGATTTGCATATCCACCTCCGCACGGTTGATTGCTTGCAGCATATCAGCCTGTCTTACTTCGATGATTTCATTATCCATTGTTGGAATAGTTTTTATATGCCCTCTTACAGGTTCGGGCGTTCCTTTATTGTTGTGTCGTTCTTGGCGAGGGAGTATCGGGCGAAGCGCACGGGCTTGCCTGTTACCTTGCTGATACTCTCCTCCATTGTCTTTTCGATAGCCATACCCTCCGAGCGGAGGTCGCTAATCCGTGAGGCGAGGCGATAGCAGCCGAAGTCCCTTAACGCTTCGAGGGCTGTTATGCTGCCGCCGTTCAACAGGTGTTCACGGATAAGCCGTTTGTGGGTGTTCGCCTGTTCCATAGTCGTTGCCTATTTCGCCCGTAGGGGCTTTGATGTTACCAACTTGTACCAATCGTGTCCGTCCGCCGACACGGGCTTTGTGGCGACTAGGAAACTTGCCGAGTGTTTCGCCTTGATTGTAGCGAGGAGTTGCGATACGATGAGGCGGTTACAGAAGTACAGCGTTATGCCGTCCTTTCCGCTTTTCTTCGCCCAGCCGCCGTTCTTTTTGGCGCGAAGCACAATGCCGTTTTCGGCTTTCGTCTTACACAGATACCAGTCTTCCTTGCTGTCCTCGTCCTGTGCAAAAAACACGGTGTCGCCTGTCTGCAATCCGAGTTCCTTTCGGAGTAAGGAGGAGAATGTAACTGCCCCGTTTGTCAAATTTGCGCCTATTGAACGCACGACGGTACGGAAGCCTTGATTAGCCGAGCGGCTGTCGTTGTCAAATACTTTTAACTTCATAATACTGTTATTTTTAAGTTGTTAAACATTAAGCCGAATAGAATCTGCTTGCAATTTTTTTTTGGGGGGGGGAGGTAAAACGCTGATTTATAGCGAGTTTTATATTATTAAGTTTACGGGCTATCGTGGCGGAACTGTGTCCCGTATAGTCGATAAGCCCCTTATAAGTCATGGCGGTAAAGAATTTCAAGTGGAAAATCATATAGTCGCCCGCCGAAAAGTTGTACCGCACAAATTCATCAACCTGCTTTGCTGTTACCTCCTGTCGGGGTGTCATTTCGGTTGCTTCCGTGTCGTCGATAGGTTCTGTTCGCAAGTACAGGAAGAAAAGAGGGTCGGGGTGTGCGTAACGGCATTCGTTGCGAAACTCACGGGCGAGCATTTGCTTATACAGTTTCACAAACATTGCCTCGAAGTCGCCGTCCCCAATGGCTGGCGTTACCGCTTCCCGCATTGTAAGATATGTTTCTTGGAAAGCGTCATCATCATAGACGCAGGTGGTCATTATACGCTGTTTCAGACGGTTGTACTGTTGGCTCACCCAAGCGTCGAAATGTACTGTTGCTGTTGTTTGGTTATTCATCGTCGCTGTATGTTAGTGGGTTGCTACATAGGTTGATGCTTTGCTGTCTATCTCCTCCACCGTCATTACACGGTCGGCGAGCAGCCACGCCTCTAACTCTGATTTTTTGAAATAGAGTTTGCGGTTCTTCTTGTAGTGGGGGATTTGACGCTCACTTGTTAGGCGGTAAAGGTGTCCCTTGCTCAACCCCGTAAAGAGAGCAGCTTCGTCAAGGTCGAGGACGGGCTTTGCTCCTATAAGGGCGTATCTGCCGACCTCGTTGAGTTTGTCGCTCAACTCACGCAAGGTTGGTTGCTCGGCGGCGGTTTTCGTTGTCTGCTCCATAGTCACACCTCCTCCTCGGTCATACGGTCAAGATACTCGGGCAGGTAGCCGTGCCTGTGCAGCCAACGCCCCACACGGTAACACAGGTATAGCGCAACGCCCCCTGCGGCTTTAATCAAGAGCCACTGGCTGAACGGTATCGGGTTCGTCGGGTCTTCGTCGCCCGCAACCAACATAAAGGCTAAACAGCCTATCAGACACAGGGCTATAAAAGCCGCCCACTGTGCGCAGGTTTTTACTTTCATACCGTCACCCCCTGTCCTTTAAGTCGCTGTTCAACACGGCGACGGATAACGTAGATGGTGCCTTGACTGTGAACATTGTACTTTTTCATCAAGTGCGCAACAACGAGCGTCTTGCTCTGCCCATCAACGGACATCAGTTCGTTGTACTCATTGTAGATTGCCTGGTCGCGTTCTTCCCGCTCTTTTTGGCAGTCTGTTTTGAAAATCTTTACTTCGTCCATTACTTAATTCTTGTTAAATTTTCAAATTATCTTATCGGTTTATTTCCGATTTAATTTCCGATTTCGTATCTTTGTGCGGTTATTTTACCGTAACACGGTGCAAATATAAACAAAGTTTCGTTTTCATAAAAATAAAATCGCAACAAAGTTTCATTTTTAACGAAAATTAAGAATATGAACGATGTAACGGCACGATTAAAAAAGGCTATTAACTGGTTGATTTTCCAAGAAATAGCCGACAACGAAAGGGCTTTGGCTGACCTGTTGGGTTATACCAAAAGTTCTTTCTCTCAAATAGTAAATGGCAAGGTTCCGCTATCAGATAAGTTCCTTTCCGCCCTGTGTTCCCTCGATGAAAATATAAACGATGTTTGGATTAAAACAGGCGAGGGCGGGCTGTTCAAAAACGACACAAAAATATCCCAAAGAGTTTACGGCGACCACAATCAAGTGGCGGGACGGGATATAAATGTTTCGAGCGAAGATGTCGGCAAACTGATTGATACAGTCAACCGCCAACAGGCGACCATTTCGGAACTAATACAGGCGAACCAAGCCCAAATGGGTAAGTTTATGGAAATGTTAGAGCGCTTAACTAAATAGGTATTATGGATTTCCTTAAATTAAAGATACAGGGCGAGGATGCCGTTATCAACCTCGATAAAGTGAATACCGATGAAATGTTGGAGGAGGCAAAACGCCGCTTTGAAGAGGCGAGGGCGAGGAACGCTGTCGCCAACCAACTGTTACAGGAAACCGCCGCCCGAAACAACGAGGGTGTGGCTTATGAGAAGTTGGGACGAGAGGACGAGGCTATTGCCATTTACGAGGAGAACATCGCAGACGGTTATCCTGCCTTACATGCTTTTGACAGGCTGATGAAGATATACCGTCGCCGTAAGAACTATCGGAATGAAATTCGTGTAATTGAGCGTGCCATTGAGGTTTTCTTCGCCGAAAACCAAAGGCGGGCGGACAGGGCGATTGAGGAAGAACCGCAATTGGAGGAAAGGATCTGCGACGCTGTTCTTACCTGTAAAAAGGTTATGGGCAGTCACGGCTTCTATTGCTTTGTGCCTTATGATGTTGTTGCCTTGCGTGATAGGCTTCGCAAGGTTGAATTGTTATTGTCTAAACAGGAGGGGAAGCGATGATAAAGAAACTATTTGCTATTGCTGTCGCCGTGTTTGCGCTGTCAGCCTGTGGCGGTGGCGATGATGAATTGTCAGAACCGACCGTGCCCGAGACGGGCGAGCGTTACTTCACGCTCACAAACGGCGACAGTCAATACGATTTTACCTATATGGGCGGGATTGTCGTACATCCGTCAGAGACAACGCAAAAAATCACCCTTTACGGGGTTAAGAGCGATTATCAAATTTTATGGCATTTATCACAGAGCGAGCCGCCTGTCAAACAGGTATTGCATATTGATATGACAGGTAAGCCGTTTAACATCACAGAAAATTATACGGTGCGGTATGAACAGTAGGCTACAAGAGATTATCAGATACAAGACAGGCGGACGGCAGACGGATTTTGCCGCCCTGTGCGGGTGGACACCGCAGTACCTCGCCAAATTGTTGCGTGGGGAGAACTTCGGCATTCGCCCCGTCTTGACGCTGTTGGAGGTGCTGCCCGAAATCAACGCCCGCTGGCTGCTCTTGGGGCAGGGAGATATGCTCGAAATCGGCAAACTGTTCCACCTCCAGCGGGAGGCTTTCGCACATATCCAAGCCGTCCTCGAAATAGAGAAGTACATACCGTTTATGACACCCGACGAACTCCACGAATACGAGCAAGCAGTAACGACGGGCAGAAAGCCTGTTTACAGCCCCGACACGCTTGTTTCTTGGCAGAGGCGGGCAAGTGAACGAGAAAAAGAATTGGAGGCGAAATTCGCCGCCGCAAACGCTAAATCTAACAAACGATGCAAACGCCCGACAGTCAAAAAATAATCAGCCGTTTCTTCCAAGCCCTGTATTACTTGAAATCCGAGCGAGTGATAAGGGGTAAACAGACATTTACGGCAAAGTTCGGTATCAACCGTTGGAATCTTAACACGCTTGAAAAGGATATGGCAAGGGACATCTTCCAAACGGCGTGGCTATCCTATCTCGTCGAGGAGTACGACATTTCGGCTGAATGGTTGCTTACGGGTCGAGGCGACATTATGTCCCACAGGCGCAAAATAAAGGAGGGAACTAAATAGCCCCCTCCTCTTTGTCCTTTGTCGTCTGCTTCTGCAGTATCGACGGAATGGCGGCGACCGCCGCCTGTTTGTTCTTATCAAGCACCTTTGCGTATATCTGTGTCGTGGATAATTCACGGTGTCCGAGCAACTTCGACACCGTGTAAATGTCCGTCCCCAAGTCCAACATCATTGTGGCGAAAGTGTGCCGTGCGCAGTGGAATGTTATCTCCTTGTTTATGCCCGCACGGGCGACCCACAGTTTGATTGTGTTGTTCGTACAGGTGGGGGAGTGTATATCAGTGAAAACATGGTCGTCGGGATTGCCACGCTCGCCCATAAGCTCAACAGCCTCCGCCGTGATGTCGAGGTATTCCTGCCCGTTGGTTTTCTTTTGTTTGAATATGATACGGGTAAAGTCCCCCTGCTGATAGACATCGCCCCAACGGAGGCGCAGGACATCGCTCCGCCGCAGCCCCGTAAGACAGGAAAAGAGGAACGCAGCCTTTATTTGCGGATAGTCACAGTCCGTCTGTGCGAGCCGCTTCACTTCGTCGATTGTAAGGTACATCCGTGTACCCTCCTCCGCCTTGAAGCCCTCAATGCCTCGCAACGGATTGACGGGGATAATGCGCTCCTCAAACGCCTGGTTTAAGCAAGCCCGCAGTTTGTTGAAATACGACACCTTGCTATTGCGTGAAAGCGGTTTGTCCTTTATCCGCTTTCGATAGTCGTGTCCCCATGCCACAGCGTCGTTTTCGAGGTAGTCCTTGAAGCCCTGCACCCACTCGGGCGTTATCTCGGCAAAGGTTATATTCTCCCGCCGCTCATACTTTTTCAAGTGGTGGAGGCAACTATACCAATTGCCCCAATTTCCCCTGCTTTCTGCTCCGAGACGCTTTTCACATAGCGAACGGTAATAGTCGAAAAAACGGGTATTCGTGGCGAACTGTGACTGAAAACCGTACTGCCCGTTGCGTAGTTCTATAACTCTTTTGGCACGGATAGCGTCGGCAAGTTGGAGCGTCTGTCGGTTCTTCTCTTTGTCCGCCCGTGTCTTTTCTGGAACGAGGTACATTTTAAGATACTCATACGACCGCCGACCGTTAAGATAGATGTCGAGGTACAGGCTTACTAACCCTGACGGTGTGCGCCGTTGTCGGAGGCGGATTGGTTCTTTTGATTTACCCATAATGTTTTGTTGCTTTTGTTGCTGATATACGATTACGAGCAACAAAGTAACAACAAAAAAACGACATAACGGGTATAACTTGTGCAAAATTTACGATTTATTTTACGATTTTATATCTTATTGACCGTCAGAGGGTATTTTCGCACAATTTGTATTGCTTTTGTATCGGTTTTGCTTTTCAAAAAATATGGCTTACTTTCCCACGCAGAAATGTTTAAAGATATTATGGAGGGTTTCGGTGGGGGTGATGGAGGAGCCGGTGATGTCGGCAAGATCTGAGAGGACGAGGCGCAGGTCC